CCGATTGGTGTCTGAAGTGGAGGCTTGGTGTCCGCCCGGTGTCCGCTTTTGGGATTTCATAATAATGCGGAATATTGATAATGAAGCACATGAGTGCTTCATTATCGAGATAGTGACCCGGCTGGGGTCGCGTTGTTGCCTTATATATCATAGGTTGTGATAGATTGGTGTCCGATTGGTGTCCCTATTCGCGATTATCTGCAAGAAAATCTTTAAATTCTGTCTTAAAATTATCTATGTCTGAAACATCGATAAAAAAGGTAACCCCCACTTTATCGGATGTTTTCTCTTTTTCTTTTTCTTGCTTTTTATATAATTCAAGAGGCTCGGCAGCACTTTCAGTGATGCCTTCGATGTCGTCGGCGATCAGTTTAAAGAAATTAAAATCAAGTGCGCGGCAAAAAAGGCGTAGGGTATCCGTGCGCATCTCTGTTGATTCGTAGTATCTGTAGATGTTGTTGCGGGTACAATGAATTTCCCTACCGAGTTCGGTAGGCCCCTTGTTCAGTTGTTCTGCCCTTTTGCGGAGGGCATCTCCTATATGTATACGTTGCGTTGACATAACTGCTGCAAATTACTAACAACGTATCGAATTAATATACAAATACATGTATCTAACTTGTGTGCGTTAGTGTTGATAAAATTGTAACGCAAATGTAGTAATCGAAACGAAACGTAAACAAAAAGGTTACACATTTGGATTTTCAAATAAATACTCAATGGACGAGAAACAAAACCGTACAGAACTCCGAAACCGCCTAAAACAGGGAGATATTACAAAAATATCTACTATGAGCGGTTGCAGTCGTAAAACCGTATACTGTTGGTTTGCGGGCGAGAATGACAACCTTAATATCTCTGAGGCTGTGGCTGATATGCTTGAAGAACGTGAAAAAGCCGACCTCAGAATAAAGGCGCTAATAAAAACTTAACGATGCCAAAGATCGCCCAACAACCTGTAACGTTAAGCAGATGGTTGCATTCTGCTGTTCAACAGTGCGAATTTTTATTGCGCACCGGAAGATATCGGCGCAATGCAGAGGATGTACGCAGGTCGTTGGCTTTTTGGAAGCCTTATGTGGGTTGTAACGAGCAACTTTTAAAGCGAGTGTGCAGCACCCAATATGATAGTTTACTGGGGCTTTTGCCTAGAAACAGGGCTTTTCCCACCAAGACACATCAATTAAACACGCTACTATGCACCCAAAAATCTACATCGCAGGTCCCGTAACCGGTCGGCCTAACCTCAATCTGCCAGCGTTTTTATCTGCGGCCGCACGGCTCGAGATAAGAGGGTATAACCCAATTGTGCCGCACAAACTCTTAGAGGGCCTTGACTTTGACCCTGTCAGCGACTATAAGGAAATAATGAAGCTCTGCCTGGGTGAGCTGCTTTCCTGCCAAGGATTGGCTCAACTCCCCGATTGGCGATACTCGCCCGGTGCCCGCATAGAGGTACAAGTGGCTACATACATCGGCCTCAAGGTGCAGTTGATCGGTGATTGGAGGAATTTAAATGGAGTAAGACCATGAAATTCATTACCTACATACATTGGTACAACCTCAAGGCTTTGGGCGGCGATGGAGCCAACTTCGTGGCTGGAGTTATGCGCTCATTTGCCCATCGGCTATTGGCCGATGAGCTCGAGCGCGCCCAGCTGCTTGAATCCCTTGCCGAACGCATTGCCTCAATAAACGAAAAAATGGGGTTGCCCTCCGGCGGCTACCAAGCAGAAATAGAATATCTGGGTGCCGAGCGGCGCATTACCGCCACTGTGTTCGGTATTGCTACCCTCCACATTGTGCCCCTCAACGACCTTCCGCTATGAAAAAAGGTTGCCAACAATATTTCATTGCTCAAGAATTGGTTTGGGGCGAATTGTTTGATGATGAATATCAAGAATATCTGCGGCAAAGCGGCGGAACATCAGACGAGATAAGCGTGGGGCTATATCGCGACATGAGATCTGCTTTAGAAACGCGTCTGAAGATGCAAAAGCGCGAGGAGTTGCAAAGACTGGAACACCTGACGCTGCCCCAACTGCGCAACATAGCAAACACATATACCCACCCTGTGGATACTCCCGCATCGCTTCTTCTGCGCAAATGGAAGCAATTTGACGGGTGGTTTACCCGAAACTTTGGTTGGTTTTTTACGAACGGGAATAAAATAGGGACCTATGAATAAGGCGAGCGCATCAGATCTCTTAATTACAGTAATGTCTAATTTTAATTTTAATTCACTATGATTTACCTTTCAATTGTGGCTGTGGCGGCCATTGGCGCCTACGGCTATATTTTCTACCAGTATCGGGTATTGGCTGACGAACTCAGAACCCAAACGGCATTATTGCTTGATCAACTCAATGCACTCCGGCAATATAAGGAAGAAATCAAAGCCTTACGACAACGCATTGCGGAAATAGACACTAAAGCCAAAAAATGGGGGTGGAAACTATGAATATTCAATTTCTGGTTAGGCGCAGCGTTGACAACAAGCAGATAGAAGTAGGGCATTACAGTTCTACCGGCACCTGGCACATCGAGAGTAGCCATGCCACACCCGCATTGGCGGCCATGCATGTGCGCTGGCTCAATGGAGGATCGCCTCTCACTGACATCGATTTGGTGCTCCTGATAAAAATAGGGCAACTGGCCCACCAAGCGCACTGCGCCCCCAAAACCCAACGCACATTGATACTTGCCGAAGCCGAAGCTTACTATGAAGCACTCAGCCCCGAATACAAGCCCTGAACCCCTGCGGGTAGATGGGCGCACGTATGTGTTTACCTCTGACATTGAGCGTGCACAGCGGTTCTTAATTAGGGTAGCGGCAATGCGTCGCCGCCAAAGAAGATGTTTAATTATTAAAAATCTGAAGTAATGCAAGGAGAAAACAGCCGGGAAACGAAAAGTAAAGCACAACGGCAAAGTATATGAAACGTAGGGGAATGTTGAGGTGGAGCGAACCGATTAGCAGAATGGTAGATACCACCACTAACTTAAAGGATACGCAGTTCGCCCCTATGTTTTCATATACAATGTTGTGGGTGCGAATTCGAAACGATAAACTTAGAATTATGAAAAAAGGAATTGAAAGCTTAAAAGCAGCAGTACAACATGATACTGAACAATACGAAAACTGCTTCAACGAAAATGGTTGTGACCACGAATTTACACGCATTGTTCCCGAAACAAATCCTAAACTAATCGCAATGGGATTTTCCGAATCCTGCATTAGTGTTTCTAAATGTTCTCATAAATATTGTGATAAATACAAATGGGTAATTGAAAGAGCAAAACATTATGCTGAAAAAACTGGCAAAACCTATGAAGAAGTAATTGAAATATGGGAAAGCAACCGCACGTATTGGTATATGAATTATTACCAAGATTCCAACCAGCCGCTAAACGGAAGAAAAAAGACTGCTGAACAGGTTATTAAAACTTCCGAAAGAATCGAGTTCTTAAAAAAAGAAATTGATACGTATGATTTTCTTTCGACTACTTTAACTCAAGAACATCAACAATCGGTTAAAAATGACATTTTAATGAAGGTCGAAAACATGAAACGTGAGCTTTCTGATTGTCAATCGAGAATAAAATTATATGAAATTAGCTGTTTCGCTTCTTAAACTGAGCGATAACTTCGGAATATACCCAGCTTTAAAATTTTTAAATTAATCAATTAAAAACAAATAAAATCGGTAACCTAAAAAATTAAATTAATTAATTAAATGCAACTCAATCTTTTCACTTCTACCGGAATCTACTGCGGCGTGTGTGGCAACGACCACGGACGTCGAGAAGATAAACCTGACTTTTGGGCGGGTTTTTTTGATGCAGACACAGCGGGGTTTGTCGGCCTAAAATGCAGGGACAAGCATTACCGCAAAAAACAGTTGCCCACCGGCGGTGTAACCTACTCGGAAATGCCGGTATCTATAGCCGGTGCCGGGATATTTCGCTCGATACAAGGGAGGGGCAAGTGAATCCGGAGTTTATTGTAGTAGATCTTTTCTGCGGAGCCGGCGGCACCACCCTCGGCTATGAGCTATCGGGCAAAGCCATAGTAGTGGCGGCTTTAAATCACGACTCCAAGGCCATTAGAAGCCATTGGCGCAACCACCCCAATGTGACGCATTTTGAGGAAGATGTGCGCACCTTGCGCATGGCGGGGTTAATGAAATTGGTAACCGAAGCGCGGCGGCGGTATCCGCAAGCGCGCCTGGTATTATGGGCGAGCTTAGAATGCACCAATTTCAGTAAGGCGAAAGGCGGGCAGCCGCGCAAGGCAGACAGCCGTACATTGGCTTGGGCGTTGGTTAGATACGTCGACGCGCTGCGGCCCGATCTCATTAAGATTGAAAATGTAGTGGAATTTATGGCTTGGGGACCACTTGACGAAAACGGTAAACCCCAGAGCCGCCGCAACGGAGAGAGTTGGCTAAAGTGGAGGAAAAAGATATGCAGCCGCGGGTATGTGGATAGTTGGCGCGAATTGAACGCTGCCGACTATGGGGCCTACACTAGTCGCAACCGCTTGTTTGGCATTTTTGCGCGATGTGAATCTTGGATAAAGTGGCCTGAGCCGACCCACGCCAAAAAGCCGGGCGAAGGCACCCTTTTTGCGCAGCGCAAAAAGTGGCGTGCAGTGCGCGAGGTGCTGGATATGCACAATACAGGGCACAGTATTTTTTGGCGCACAAAACCCTTGGTGGATAAGACCTTGGAGCGGGTGTATGCTGGCCTAATCAAGTTTGTAGCCGGTGGTAAAAATCAATTCTTGGCCAAAATATATGCCGTGAGCTCTACCAGCCCCGGAGTATACGATATAGGCACTACGGCGCACACCATTACCACTCGCGATTCACAAGCACTGGTTCAGGCCGAGTTTATCACCAAATACTACAGCGGTGTGCCCATGAGTAAGAATATTCCTATATCGGGTCCGGCGGGCACCATAAAAACCAAAGATGGCCAAGCGTTGGTTTTTTTGGCTAAGAATTACAGCGGGGCCCACAATATACAAGGTGTGGAAGTGCCGTTGCACACCATTCCCACAAAAGATAAGTTTGCGGTAGTAGAAGCGCGATTTATGAACCGCCAATATTCGCAGGGCACACCCATTGCGAGCATTGACAGCCCCGGCGACACCATCACCACTGTACCAAAGCAACAGGTAGTAAGCGCGTGGTTGTTGAACCATAACTTCAGTAATATCGGTGGCCATGTAGATGAACCTTCACCTACATTATTGGCCTCGCGCAAACACTATTATATTGTTAATCCGAGTTGGACCGGTGCCCAAGCCGATATAGAACTTCCGTGCCCCACAGTGATTGCCCGGCAGGACAAATCGCCATTATATCTCATAGCTTGCGAAGAAGGCAATGTGGCGGTGCCGGTGTATGACACAGATAGCGGTGTAATGAAACGCATCAAGGCATTTATGGCGCTCTACAACATTATTGACATCAAGATGCGTATGCTGTCTGTTCGGGAATTGCTGCGTATACAGGGTTTTGGCGACCAATATATATTGGAGGGAAGCCAGGCGGACCAAAAAAAATTTATAGGCAATAGTGTAGAGCCTCATGTAGTATGCGCATGGGTCAATGCGTTGGTGATTGACCGCGCCCAAACGGATGCGGCATGAATAAGCACCTGAACATTATCTCATATTTTGGGGGGAAATTCCCTCACCTCAGTTGGTTGATTCCGCTGTTGCCCAAGGGTGATTATCACTTTGTAGACGCGATGTGCGGTGCTGCGAATGTGGCGCTCAATGTTACGTATCCGCTTATCACTATCAACGATCTGAACGACGATGTGATGAACCTATATAGGGTTTTGCGGGAGCAACCCGAAGAGTTTAAACGCGCGGTGTATTTTACCCCTTTTAGCCGCGCCGAGCTGTATCGCGCGCTCACATATCGGCGCCGATCGGACAGGGTGGAGTGGGCTCGAAATTTTTACGTGCGATGCCAGTTGGGTTTTGGCGCCAATGGTGCGCAGAACAGGCATAAAGGCGCGGGAATGGAATATGAGCTGCAGCGTTCTGCTTTTTACCGCGTTGATAATTGGAATGTAAAGCTGGCGAAGCTCGATGAGATTGTAAGCAAACTCCGGCATATGCAGATAGAGAGTAGAGATGTGATGGAACTTATAGACCGGGTAGATCGACCACAAACCATACTGTATGTCGACCCACCTTATTTGCGCAGCACTCGCAGCGACAACAAAAGGTACAAACACGAAACCGACGATGCTTTCCACGAAAAATTGCTCTGTACCCTAGGGCAGGTGAGACACGCATATGTAGCACTTAGCGGATATCATAGTGATATGTATGCATCGGTATTAGGCGACTGGCACATTACCCGCGGACCCGAAACTCGAAGCAACGTGAAAAAGCGCAAAGTGCGGGAATGCTTGTGGACTAATTATAACCCTGCTGTAATTAACGGGCAAATGGAATTATTTTAAATAGAGATGATAAAACAAGACTGCATAGCAAGAATATTGGAGGCATCAGACATTGTATCTGTGGTGGGCGCCTATGTCGAACTAAAAAAAACGGGCAGCACCTATAAGGGACTAAGCCCGATAACAGATGAAAAAACACCCTCATTTATGGTGTCGCCCGCAAAGCAGTTGTGGAAGGATTTTTCGAGCGGGGAAGGCGGCAATGCGCTGAGTTTCCTAATGAAATGCCAGGGGAAAAATTTCCGGGAGGCTATGAAAGAGCTCAGCAATATTACCAATATACAGCTTGAGTTTGATGACGAACAGCGGAGCCCAGAGATTGAGGAAGAAGGTAAGCGTGTGGCGGCGGCATTGGACTTGAGCGCCAAAAAGTATAGGGAAGCGCTATGGAGCGAGGCCGGGAGAACCGTACGAGATTATTTGCACGAAAGGGGTTTGAGTGATGAGGACATAAAATTGTGGGATTTGGGTTTTGCGGGCGATGACTGGCAGTTTCTGACCAACGAGCTTACCGGCAAGGGATTGTTTTATCCTGCCGAAAAGGCGGGGTTGGTAAAACGTGGGGAGGAAAAAACTTATGATATTTTGCGGAACCGAATAGTAATTCCATTACACAAGCACACCGGCGAACTGGTTGGATTTGCGGGGCGGGACATCAGTAAGCTATTAGACCCAAGCAGCACATTTGAAGCTGCTAAATATTTAAACCCGAAAGAGTCGGCTTATTATGCGAAGCAGAAAATTCTATATGGGCTTCATGCCGGTTGGCATGGAATAAAGAAGGCGGGATATGCAATAATCACTGAGGGATATTTCGATGCGGCGAGTATGCATCAGGCAGGGTGGGATAATACAGTGGCAGTATGCGGTACGGCACTAAGTACATATCATGCCCATCTGTTGAAGCGATACACCAACCAAGTGGTATTGATGTTTGATGGAGATAAGGCGGGGCTTAAGGCTCTGGAGCGCAATATGGATGCGCTATTAGAATCTGGTTTCAAAGTTTTTGCATGTATTCTTAAAGAAGGCGATGACCCGGATACTTGGGCGCAAAAGCGCATAAAAGCGAAGGAAGATTCTTTTGATTTGACTGGTACTTGCTACGATGCGATAGTATGGTGGGCAAAAACCACCTATTTCGCCATTGAAGAACCTATACATCAGGACAAGTTTCTGGACAATGTTTGCGACAAAATAGCGGTCATCGGGTCAGAACATGTCAGAGAATTCTACCACAAACTATTGCGGAAAGAGCTCGACCTGAAGGCCAAATATTGGCGCGACAAATTGCTGGATGCGCTCAACCGCAGATCTGCCGAAATAGCCCGCAAGCAGTTCAAGGAGAATCGAGAGACGGGGGTGCCTGTAGAATATACCCTGCCGTATGTTTTGACCAAAAAAATCAAGTGGGAGCAGATAGAGCATGATGTGCGAAACTATTCCCTTTTTATGGCCGAAAACCGTATATGGAGCCTACGGGGAGAGCATGATGCATGGCATTTTGAAGACGTGGCTAATTTCAGGATCCGAATAATCCAACACATGGAGCATGAAAAAATGCCACGGAAGTTGGTGGAGATAGAGAACGTGCATGGCCGGAAACGCATGTTTGATACCCGAAGTGAAGATTTTACTGCGATTATGAGTTTCGTGAAAATGGTGACCGCTTTCGGGAATTTCAATTGGCAAGGTTCGCTCATTGATTATCAGCGCCTATTGAGTAAGATATATGATGATATGGGCGATGGGCGCATGATTGAGATATTGGGATGGCAACCGGAGGGATTTTGGGCCGCAAACAATGCTCTGGTAGATAGCACAGGCACTAAACATATATTGGATGAATATGGGTGCGCCAAACTTGAGGGTGCTGATTACTACTTGCCTTCGGGCAACTCGATATATGCAGATAATCCGTTCAAGTTTGACAGCCAAAAACGATTGACCCTCGACGGCACCGATGATATTCGGGGAGTGATGGAAGCTATAATGAAGGTACATCGCCAACATGCCATGAACGCGCTATTATTTACTGTGGGAACCTTGTTTAGTGATTTGGTTTTTTCTAAGCTTCAATTTTTCCCATTGCTTTTTTTGTACGGACCAGCAAGCTCGGGCAAAGACCAATTGATACTTAGTTGTCAGAGCTTTTTCGGGCGGCCGTTGGATGCAATTCAAATGACCGGCAAGGCAAACACCGACAAAGGCAAGCTGAGGACCTTCGCGCAGATGCGCAATGTGATTACGCATCTCAGCGAATACAAGAACGGCAACGACGACACTGATTTGCTGGTGATGGGCCTGTGGGACAGGAAAGGATATGTGAGGGGCAATATAGATAGCAGCGTAGGCACTGATACGGTACAGATATTAAGTGCTGTGACTTTTACCGGCAATTATTATCCCACACACGACCCGTTGATAAGCAGGGTAATAACGGAAGAAATGACCCGGACAGATTTTAGCGCGGAGGAAAAACAATACTATGATAAGCTCAGGGATATGATGGCCGGTGGATATAGTAATTGTTTGCCCAAGATGATTGCCTTACGGCCAATTGTAGAGCGTGATTTTATGGTGGTGTACCGTCAGGTGCGCGATGAATTGAAGGCAGATTTGGCCAACATTGACTTGCCTGATCGAATGATTCAGAACGGCGCCGCGCTTGGCGCTATGTACAAGTTGTGCGAGAAGGTGATAGCGTGGCCTTTCGAATACCAGGCTTGGAAGGACCACTTGGTGAATTGCTTTAACGCACAGGTAGATAAGATGCAAAGTGGCAGCGCTATAAGCATGTGGTGGGATTGTATTCTAGAAGCTGTAAGAGGCAAGGAACCTATGCTCCAGTTGCACAGAGATGTGAAGTTGGAGGGCGAACACATCACCATCAACTATAACCTCGCCTACAATGCTTATGCGCAGCTACATTATAAGATCTACAAGAAGGCGGCACAAACTAAGGCTGTGATGCTCGACAAGCTGAAGAAGCACCCCTGTTTTGTGGGTGTAATAAACAGTACTCGATTTAGTGGAATGACAAAAAAGACCAGTGCTCACAGTTATTTAATAGATCAAATATCATGTGGAGATGATATAATAGAAGCACTAACCGATCAGATAAAGCATGTGGGTTATGGCGGCGGACAGCCAAGTCCTTTGACCGATGAAGAAAATGAAAAAAATTCGTCAAAATCTTTTGCGGAGAAATTGCCGTTTTAGCTTCGGACAACTTCGGACAAGGGAATAAGAGTATGAAAATTAATAATATAGATATAAAAAAGTGTCCGAAAAGGTGTCCGAAGTTGTCCGAAGTTGTCCGAAGTAGCGTTTCGGACAACTTCGGACAGGTTCGGACAGGAAAATATTTGTAAACGATTGAATATGAGCAAAGACGAAGTTGTCCGAAGTGTCCGAAGCGATTTTGCCACTTTTCCCGATGAGGCAAAAAACGAAAAAATTTTACCAAAATTGGGTTCAGAGGTCATATATGCGGAAGTGCGAATGCGCGTTGCCACCGGAGGGGATTTAGGGAACGGGTTGCCGGTGGGATCGGAGGGATACAGAAGGCTGTTGGGGAGAGATATATATGTATTGGGCGGAACGGGGGCTGTGGAACATCATACGGCAGGGATTACATTACCTTGGGAAGATGTGGGGAAGTACCTCCTGGAAAAACGGCTATATGTGGTGGACCCTCCGGGATATTGGAGGTCGGAGGCGGTGATGGTTAAAAATCCGGTTGACAAAACTCAATGAAGCGCATCGCAATAATTAACACAGTGTATTAAGTTTGTGGGCATGGCAGACTATCTATCCGTTTCGGTGGAACTGGAACCCCACCTAGTTAAGTTTTTGTTGTACCATTATGGCGGTCGCAATGTTACTGCCAGTAGAGATGATATGTTTGGGGCTCTATTTATTGCAATATTGCGCAAACCTCCCTACAATTGGAAGCCTACGGCCAATGATGAGCGCAGGTGTTGGCAATTCCTGGTGGAGGCGCACAACAGCAAGGGGCGTGGACTATGGGTAGATAATGACAGTGCGGCCCTGTTTCGCAATTATGTGCGCAGGACCTTCGACCTGATTTTCTATTCTTATATTGCAATAGCGGTGATGGCGGAGCAGCAAAAAATGACTTCGGCCATTAATAATTTTCGGGACAAATACGATATTCAGGAAGATGACTTGACCCTCGATGCCATGAAAAAGGCTTTTTACAGGTTGAGGCAAGAGTATAACGGCCTGAAAATAAAAGAACTAAAAGAATTTGGCGTTATCTGTCCTTTTTTTAATGGCTTAGTTGACAAATATTTGGGGAAATATGCAGGATATAACAAGGCTTCGTGAGACCAACCGCGGCGGAATGCAGCGGATATATGTGGTAGAAGCGCGATATGTATTGAACATGGTGCATAATCGCGCCATTAACGAAGTGACGTCTATTGCCTTGGCGACAGGGATAGACTGGAGCACCATTGAGTTTACGCGCGAATCGCTGCAGCTCAAAGAACGCACACGACAGCGCAACGGAAGTGTAGTTAAGGAGATTTCGCTCGAGGGCGTCATACCCAAAGACAGGGGCGGGCTTGGGGCGCAACTCGATTATATGGAACGGCATAAATGGGTAGTGTTGGCCATGGATAAGAACTTACTTATCAGAGTAATCGGCACCCAAACACAACCCGCAGTTTTTACTATCGAAAGCAAAAACAGCGGCAAAAAATGGAACGACATGAACGCTCAAGAGGTGAGTTTTAAGTTGATTTCGCGGCGCAGCGCCCCCACATTTTTACCGGTGGCACAGGCCTATATCAACTCGGTGGGGCAATTGGTTTATGACAATCGATTTACCCCATTGCTTACATTCTCTGTGGTGGGCGGCAACCTGATAGCAGCGGGACCCGACAGCAATAAGTATTCGCTGAACAATGGGCGGTTGATATACACGCCCTAGTCCTTTTGCCGCTCAATATCGCATAGTAACCTTGCAATATGTCAATTAATTTAGGGCCGGTAGCAGGGGTGCTTTACAAAATTGCCGCACCCAATCCCAACGACTTTAGGGGGATATGGGTTCCGTGCAGCACAGACGATGACCCGAGCACAGCCAATGACCGACCAAAGCGGTTTAATGGTTCTGCCTGGGTATATGTAGCCGCAGACGGCACCAATGGTGTAGATGGCGATAGCTTCTATATATATCAGGCGTATGCGCAAAGCAATGCCGGAGTAGGGTTTACGACAACCTTTCAGTCGGATCCGGGTATATATCCTTATTGGGCTTTTTTGGTGACCACAGCGCCTATAGCAAGCCCGCAAGCCAGCGATTTCGCGGGGCTATGGGTGGCGCGGGCAGCCAATGGAATCAGTTGGTATCCCTATACAGCGTATGCCAATGATACTTCGGGCACTGCCTTTGTGTGCAATGTTTTTGCAAACCCAGACAGCTATAGCCATTCGGCTACCATTTGGCTTACTGTGAGCGAGCCTTGGGCCAATAGGGTTGTGGGAGATTTTGCAGGGCAGTGGTATAGACACAAAGGTGCTACCGGAGCTCAGGGTGTGGCCGGAAAGCATATCACTGCTGTAGCTTGGAATGGCAACGACATTCAGTTTACTTTCAACGATGCAACCACTGTGAGTTTGGTGGGCGCAAAAACCACATTGAAGGGAGATCCCGGAGCAGGTATAGAAAGCTACCTGAAATCGTTTGCCACCACACTTAAATTCGATTATTCCAAGCATGCCGACACAGCTCAAACAGGGGTAATAGCTTTCGCCTTAGATCCTACTGATTTGGTGCCCGGAGTAATATGGACATTGCTGATCAGCCAGAACGGAACTGACCCCATCACCTTTCCGCCTGAGTTTAAGGAAATTGGTGCGCCTAATAATGTGATGAACGATATCTGCGCCATTGAGTGCCGCGCTATCGACACTAATACTATATTAACCTACATCAATAATTACACACCATGATAGCAAGCGATGCAAGAACAGTTGTGGGCATATGTGCTATTGGCACTGTGCTGCACACTATAGATGACAACCCGAATAATGTACTCTCGGAACCGGCGAGGTTGGCCATGTTGGCTGATGGCGACATTACGGTGACTATGGCTAATGGCTCAACATTACAATTGACCGGCGCTGCGGCCGACAAAATCAATCCACTCAACCTTTTCATTAAAAAAGTACACCTCACCGGAACTTCACTAACAGGGTCTGATATTCTATTGCTAAGGCCCTAATGGTGTTGCCAATAATATACAGAGGTGAAAGCCGAAACCCAAGCTTTGCCATCAAAGATGCCGATGGCAACGCTGTGCTCCATGCTAATATCCTTGATGCAGTAGTAGTGCTAAAGGTGGGTGGGGTGGCCGTGGCCAAATATAAAAAGGTGAGCGCCGTGGGATACACCGCGCTGATCAGCGAGCCCGACCCCGGCAAATACAGCCTACCTATTGAATCGAGCGAAACCAAAAAATGGCCGACCGGAGTGCTGACTATGTGGGTGAAGGTGATGACAACCAACGCTAGTTTGGAGGGCGATTATGTGAACATAAGCCCTAAGGAAGTAGCTAGGGTGGAGGGGCCGCCCGGGGAGGTGCAATGAGTGATTTAAGCATAGAAGTAAGCCTGAATGCAGAGATTGCAGTAGAATTTGCTACAGAATTTACGGTTGTAAACAGCCCGGCAAGTGTACGCAACACCGACAGCAGCTATCAGCAACAAATATCTGCGGGTGCAGAGCTTGTGCTGCCCGATATACAAATACTATCAGCGGATAGCGCTGCCGAAATATGGCATCCAGCCGCAAAAAACCTGCAATTGCCTGAAGGGTTTAATGTGCCTGAAGCGTCGATGAAGGGATTGACAAGGCCAAATCTTGTAAGTAGTAGATACATCACCACAGGTGCTTCGCAATACAGCTATGCTCTTTGTGATACTGAGGATTATTTTTTATATACGGAATACAGTTCCGGACAGATTGTTAAGATTGATAAAGCCACAAACCAAGAAGTGTTTAGGCAATATTTCGGGTTGTTAAGTAATTCGATTACTGGATTAATCTTTCTCAATGACAGATATTACGCTATAGGAGCTGCGCAAGGCCGCCTCTGTGTATTTGATCCCGATCTCAATTACATTAATGGTGTACTTATACCGTTCGCGCAATGGACTAGATATTTAACTACCCACCCCAATGGTAATATTATAGTAGTGGTTACGGGGCATAGTGCAGGAACTTATCTGTATGAGTATGAACCGAGTGATAACCCAATATTAGTGAAATCCACCATCCTCAATAACACTCCGGGAGGATTGAACGCTTACAGCCTTATTATTGAGAATGATGAAGTCCATGTTTATGATGTTTCTAATCAATCATATAACGTGTGTATATACAACTATACCACAGGTGATTTTCTTACACAACATAGTTTAGCATTCAGACTGGGCGGGGGGATTAGGGTGTCGCCTGACCGAATATTAGTAATGGGAGCATGGTCAACCGCCTATGTCAATTCATTATTATTAGTTGACAATGATTACAATATTCGAAACTACTTAGGATTAGCTGCTGGAGGATTAAGAATAGTAAAGGGTGTAAAAGAGAATGTATTCTATTCGTCGCATAACGCAGGAGGCAACCCCGCTGACTTCCTAATAGCCAAACATTACTTGAGCCTGTAGTCTGTCCTTTTTTTTAACGGTTGGCCAATAGAATTTTGGCCGCATGGCAAGGAAAGTCATAGAGATATATGATGTAATAGGGGGCGGCTACTTCTACGATGGTTTGTCGGCACGGTGGTTTAACCGCGCCATGGATCAAGCCGAAGCTGAGGCGGGCGAAGACCCAATAGAGGTGCGCATAAATTCTCCCGGAGGCAGCATCACTGAGGGTATAGCGATGGCCAACCGAATAAGCCGTTCCACCAAAACGGTGCATACCTATATAGATGGCGTAGCATTCAGCATGGCCGGTATTATAGCTATGCACGGCCACAAGATATATATGGCTGCCAATGGCAGCATAATGATTCATTGCGCAAGCGGCGGTAGTATTGGCAATAGCCGCGATATGACTGCAACGGCACAGACGCTTGATTCTATCGATACCGGGTTGGCCGAAACTGTGGCAGCTCGTACCAATATGACGGTGGCAGAGGTAAAAGCCAAATGGTTTGATTACACGGACCACACGCTCACAGCAGATGAAGCGGTGGCAGCCGGATTGGTCGATGAAAAAATCCCAATTAAAATAAAGGATGCCGACAACCTGAGGGCAATGACCATTGAGCAGTTGTATGCCCATTTTACGGGGCAGAAGAGCAACGACAGCAAGGGAGTTTTTAACCGGCTTAAAGAGTCTGTGATAGCTGCCCTTAGACCCGATATTAAGAATTTAAATCTAAAACCAGAAAAAATGAATCTCGAAACACTACAAGCCAAGCTAGCCGACCTTAAAGACGGGAAACTTGATGTAAGCGCCGAAGACGCACAAGCAATTGATGCGGAAATTAAGGCTGCATTGGGCAAAGGCAAGGTGATTACCGAAGCCGACCTAACGGCAGCCGCCAACAATGCGCGCACCGAGAAGGACGCCGAAATACAAACGCTCAAAGACCAAATCAAAGCTCTTGAGGATGCTGCGGGTGCGCCCCCTGCCGGAGGCAAAAGGAAGAAAGGCGATTCTGTCGGTGCAGAAGGCGAGGAAAATGAAGAGCATAGCTGGGATGCAGAAGCAGAAAAAAAAGGATTTTAATTTTAATACCAAATAGAAAATGGCAACTGTAACCGAAGTAGTAAGCGCCTGGGGTAAGTATATCAACCACGGGCAGAACAAGAAAGACATCCTGTCGATGTTTCGGGACAAGTCGGCCACCGACGAGGTGCTGACAATGATTCCCACCGAAAATGATGTACTGCGCAAAAGCACGGTTAGTGTTTCGCGCGTATTGCAGCGATTCCAGAAGGCATATACTGCCTTGGGTGCGGTAGAATTTTTGCCTTTCGAGATTCCCCTCGACCGCCTGAAAATTGACTTCAGCGAAACGCCCGATGACATTGTTCAATCTTGGTTAGCGTTTTTGAGTGATCGCGGATTAGACCGCAAAGATTGGCCGCTGATGAAATTTCTACCCTACCACATTATAGAGCAGTCTCGCGAAGATTGGGAATTGCTTGAAGTGTATAAAGGTGTGCAGGCTGCAATTGTGCCCGGCACTGCTTCGGCCTCCGGAGCGAGCGTGAACGGCATCAAAAAACAAATTAACGACCACATCACAGCGGGCCGCATTCCCGCTACCATCTCTACCGGTGCGCCCTCTACTACTCCTGCCACTTGGGCAGGGCAGGTGGAAGATTTCTTTGAGGCTATCCCTGAGAAATATTGGCCTCACATCAGCAGCATCAATATGTCGCCATCGCTGCGCACACGCTTCAAGAAAGGCAACCGCGCCAAGTATAACGTCAACTATGAGCAGAAGGACTCGCTCCTAACCTTAATGGACCACGAGAACGTGGAAATTAAAGGGCTTCCATCAATGACAGGCAGCACCAAGATTTGGTGCACGGTGAAAGGCAACGCGGTTTGCGGCATTAAAACACCTACACAAGAAGGTGTATTTCAGGTGCAGGAAATTAAGCGCGAAGTGGTTCTAATGACCGACTGGTGGAAGGGCGTAGGGTTCTTTGTGCCTCAATGGATTTTCACTAACGATCAAGACTTATAAGCCATGCCAGAATCAAGCAAAGAGGGGATGACCCCCCAAAAAGAAATAGCCGCTTTGAAGGCTCAAATTAAAGAGCTTCAAGCCGAGAACAAGGCCGTAGACAAGGCAAATACAGAATTGATGGAACGCCTTAAGGCTGCCGATGCAGCTAAGGCTGTGCCCGGAGCCGCAACTGTGGTAACTATCGGAAATCGCCAATTCCAACTATTAGGAGGGGCCATCATTGATGGGCAAACCCTCAATAAGGAGCAATTGGCCGAAAATCAGAAAGCCCTGAAGGCTTTATTGGGAAAAGACAGCGAATTACTTAAACCCTTAAAAGACTAAATCATGTCGAATATTCTGAGAAACAGGCTTAAGTCGATAGGCAATCAGGGCGGAGTAAAGCCTATCATTTATTTGGGCAAGGTCGGCGACTTTTTGTCCATAAAAAAGAAGTTTGATACAGCAACCGCCACGGTTTACGCTGATATCACAGCTCGAGATGCCGCCAGCCCCAGCGCCGGCGATGGATGCTATGTGACCGCCGAGAAGAAGTACTACTACTATACCGGGACAGCCTGGGTAGAGTCGAATGAGTTCACGGTGAACGACACTCATACTTTCGGCGCATCATTAGGGTTCGTTAAGCTCGAAACTACCGACATGGACGAACGCGCCATGGAGGGGGCCGGAGCAGAAGAGAATGACAGCACCGGCAGCGAGTGGAAGTTGCCGTTCAAGTTGGCAGGTTTGGATGCCACAGGTCTGCAACTTCTGAAGGAGGCGCCCTTGGAGCAATACATTGCCCTGATAAAGGATAACAATGGCCGCACATTCCAATTAGGCACAGAAGATAATCCCGCAGTAGTGAGGTTTACAGGCGGCAGCACCAAAGGCAAAACCGTGCAGGCACCCGGATTGGATTTTGAGCTCGTGAGCGATGAGCAGTTGCTGTTCTACGCGGGGACTATAACAACGTTGTAATGTCGAAGAAATCAGAACCAGAAAATCAGTTTGTGCCCGCTGAAGTAAGAGACGAATATAAGGTAGCTGTTAAAGGCGGTCCGATGGTAGTATTGCCCGGTATGGTGAAGGAAATAGATTTGCGTTTATTGGATAATAAGCAAGCGGCATATTTGGCACGCGTATGCCCGGCGGCAGTTGCAAAAAAAACTATAACGCAAGACCAGGATCTACTACCGAAAAAACAAACCAGAAGCAAGTAGAAGTGCAGTGATTGAAGGGAGGACAGCCACACTTTCGTGTGGCTGTCCTTTTTTATGTTGGGATGCGCGATGATTTTTGATTCCTATTTAATAACCAAAATTTCGTAATTATGAGAAACATTTTTTTGGTTGCCATTAGTTTGGCAGCCGTATCTTTTGACAGCACAGCGGCTCAGGTAGAGGTCGGCCCCTGTGTGGTGACCGCCGTTGAGCACGAGATCTCTGCGTTCGATAATTGTGTAGAGTGCTACCCCATTAGTCGCATAGACTTGGCGGTAGAGGTTTCTACGCTGCAGGTAGAATCTCCAACCGGTAGTGGAGATATGTCGGTGATATATGTTGCGCATAGCGCTGCGGCCCTCAAGGGTTATCACCGCCGCCACTATAGGCCGCCTGTTGACAAAGAATGCAGAGATACTAAGCAGCTATGGCGATTTACTCCAACTAAATGTATTTACGGGCTTAGTTCCGGCGGATTAAGTCGATTACATTTGCCGCAATAAGGATGCTACAGAAGGGAATGCCCGGGAGATAATCTCGGGCATTTTTATTAATGGGCGGTGAATGTCCTTTTTGCGCAATTGCGCGTGATGCACCTTCGCACTATGACATATCAAGAAGGGGTAGAAAGATTAGCGGCGGCAGAGCCGAGTAATGCGCTGCTGAAGGTTCTTCGCAAGGGCGAGAACAGCTTCACACGAGACTTGCTGCGCGACACTTTAGCAACCTTGCCAAGGTCGCACTTGGGCACACCGCCACCACGTACAGAGGCAGTTTTAGCACCACCCCGCGCGAATCCCCAAAGAAAGATGCAGCGAATCGATACCGACTCGCTGCATCCTTCTTTGCAGCGCATATACCACGACAAGCTACTGCCACTGTACCGTGAGCGGACGGCTGCCCACGTGCTTCTTAAGGCCTCATGCAGTGACACGCAGCAGTCGCGCTTGCTGTCTCTCCAAATCGTGCATATAAGTGCCAAGTGTCGTAGGTATCTCAATATGATTGAAGATTGGCAGCAGCGCGGAATATTGCCCGAAGCAGAAAATGAACTATCGTTGTTTGAGATTTACAAGGAAAAAGTGAGCCGCCTGCAAACCAACCGGAGTTTTATAAGTAGATGTAAAGGACCCGAGGCACAAGCCCACAAAGAAGAAAGGTTAAAGGAATGCAACGAGCTTATTGGTGAGATATCGCAAATAGAGCAGGACTTAATTGCAATGACATGAGCTTGTTTGAATTTTCAGAGCTTAGAGGCGCGATAAAAAAAGGTGATGAACCTTCGCTTCCGGTCGCTATTCGCGGTAGGGGTACTGCCAGGGTAGTATTGGCCGATAGAAGCAAAAAGGTTGGGGAGGCAATAGGCGCCATCAATCTGGAGGAATTTATTTGGGTTCCGAGCTTTGGGAATTGGAGCGCTCATCATGTGGTAGAATGTTTGGTTGCGCAAATCGGTCCGTGCGAAATGTGGTTCACGAGTTGGGCAATTAGTGAAGGGCCCATCCGCAAATTATTAGCCGTTGATCAGATTAATATTCGCGGCGCTGTGCTCAGCGACCGCGTAAAGACAGAATGCCCGAAGGCGTTCCAGCTACTAAGCGCAAATCTGGGCAGCATTGCCCTACGGAAAAATCATAGTAAAGGATTTGTGTTAACCGGAGCCGAGCTGTCGGTTAGTGTTACTATGACAGCTAATTTTACTGCTAATCGCCGAATAGAGATGTATGCGATATCTACTCACCAATCGGTTGTAAATGCACATTTGAACCTTATACAAACAGTAATTAATGGAATTGACGGACAAGATGATTGAGGAGGTCGAGCAATTTGCGGCCACTTATCTCACAGACGAGGAAATAGGCCTTGTTTGCGGAATTGACAATATCAGAGAGCGCATGCGCTGTGATCGGGAGTTGAGCAATGCAATAACCCGTGGTCGACTAAAAACCAAAAGCGCGATCAATATGAGTATTCTCGAACAGGCGAAACGCGGAAGTAGCCCGGCGCAATCTCTGGCTAAAAAAATGGAAATACAATTACAAATTGATTCGATATGAGCGACCATGAAGAACCACGGCGGCCCGTAAACAAATTGCTTGATGTGCATGACAAGACTACTCTTGACAACATACGGGCTTATCTATGGGACCCCGAAGTGAATGCCGAGAAGATCACAGCACACATGAAAGAAGTGCTTATTCGCTTGCGCAAAGCTCATAATCTATTATTTGAGTTCAAACTGAACAAAAAGGTTGCTGAGCTTTTGTGCTCTGAATATAAATATTCAATGAGCACAGGGTATCGTGATATCGCTGCAGCTAAGCTCATTTTTGGCGTTCGAAACGATGCCACCAAAGAATATGACCGCCATCTCTATATCGCTTGGCTTCGAGAAAGCGCTTTGAGAGCGCAAACGGCTGGTGATTATATGGCCGAGAGCAGACTTCTCAGCCAAGCCATCAAGCTTGAGCAATTCGATAAGCCCGAGGCCGAAGATGACGGGTTGCGCGAGGCGCCTCCTACATTTATCATCCAAAACAATCCCGAGCTAGTAGGGGGTAAGCGCATTAAGAATCTAGACGAACGAATATCGAGATTCAAGCACAAAAGACGTCAGGATTCTCTTGGGGTTGAGGAAGCGCAAATTATTTCGGAGGAAAGTGAAGAAAGTTAATCTACATATGAACCGCCCGCAAATTGCCTCAATGCTCATTCAAGCATGGATTGAGGTTGCGATATGGGGCAGGAGAACCGGCAAAACAACGGGTCTGATAAGTAAACGTCAATTAGATTATTGGTACACTTTTCCGCAGGGCACAACCGCTTTCGTGAGCCATACCTATCAGGCATTACTCACTCGAACATTACCATCCCTTCGCATAGGGTTGGCGGTATATGGCTGGGAATGGGGGAAGGATTACCACATTGGTAGATTTGGGCCTAAATCGTGGAAACGGCCATATTTCTGCCCCGCTGACCCTGCGTATTTCATCCACAATAAAAACGGTTCCGGGACAATTTTATCAAGTCAGTACGGCAACATCGGTAACATCAATGGCGCTACCATTGATGCCGGTATCTCCGATGAAGCCAAGTACATAAACAAATCCAAATTCGATGAAGAAGTCATTCCTGCATTAAGCGGCAATAGTTTAGCCTGGAAAGAGCATCCATTGTTTGGGGGTTGGCTTTTTGTGTCTGATATGCCTCGCACGCCTGAAGGATACTGGTTGTTCGATTATGAGAAGCTTATGGATACAGAACAGATAGAGCTCATCAAGGAACTGGCAATTAAAGTAAATGACTATATACTTAAATTGGACTCCGCCAATGGAGTTACCGCAAAAAACTACCTCACAAAACTCAACAAGTATAAAACTCTATTGGATGAGCTGCGATATGAGTCTATATATTACTCCGAGGCATCAACCCTCGAAAACATGGAAGTTCTAGGCGAGCGTTATATCCGGAACCAACAGAAAGTTTTATCCCCAAATGAGTTCGATATCTCAATTCTTAATCTCCGTGGCCACGCCAACAAACAAAGATTTTATGGCGAGTTCGACCCGAATATTCACGGTTACTATGCTATAGACAATGACTTCCTGCGCTCACTCGATTACGACTACGAAAAAATAACAAACCTCACTTGTCGTAAGGATACTGATATCGACCGGGATCAAGGCCTCCATATAGCTCTTGACTACGGCGCTAATTTTAACGGTGTGTGTACTGCTCAACTACAGGACCATGTTTTTTGTCATCTCAGTTCTATGTCTGTTACAGACCCTCATCGCCTTAGGCATCTCGCCGAAAAGTGGTGCGATTACTACCGCGATCACCCCACGCGAATAGCTCATTATTATTACGACCATACTGCTGTAGGTAGGGACGCTATCCGCGATATTGCATATTATCAGGAATGGTCATACTATCTCAAGAACAAAGGATGGGATGTTCGACTCTATTATATTGGATTAGCCCCTTCACACGTAGACCGATTCAACTTCTGGCAAAAATTCCTTAGAGGAGGCAACATAACCTATCCCAGATATAGATACAACAGAGGGAATAACGAGGACTTCGAGATTGCTATCCAATCCGCTCAAACGAAAGAAGGCCGGAAAGGGATTGAGAAGGATAAGACCTCAGAGAAGCCAGAGCGAGGTATTAATCAAGCATATGCCACTCATATAACAGACGCCCTTGACACCTTAGCTTACAGTATGGTAGTTATCAAACCACTGCCACTTAGTAACAATTCTGATATCGGTGTTATAAGTATGTAGTAAGCACATTGCTGCTTTGCGCAAAGAGCTTACTATCTCTTCGAGAGATGTTCATCCATTAGTATTAAGCGGTAAGCCCCAACTATTCCACTTTGTTACATAGTAGGGGCTTGGCGTAGTAGGGGCGCAGCCCGCAGGGCTGTGTCACATATCGGTAAGCCTATACCGCAATTGAGATATAACGATAGGGCGTGTCGGGCTGTTCTTCGGGAGATTTGCTTTTTTGGAAAAAGCAAAGGCAAAAAATACGGGACTAAATAGCAGTATTGCAACTATTTAGATAGATTATAAATAAGAAATTTTGCCACTAATTCTACCCCTAAAACCTTGCTGTAAATGTATGATTGTGTATATTAGTGTCATGTTTAACCCTTTAAATATCAATGCAATGAAACAAAATGCAGCGAAAAGCGGAGAAAGTGCCCCCGCTTCAAATGAGAGCACTACAAGTAAACTTGAGGTTGTTAAGGCAGCAGAACCAACGCAGCCGACCCCCCTCACAGTAGAGCAGCGCATCACGAATTTAGAGCGAATGTCAACCGTTCGAGATAAACGTGAGCGCGTAAAAGATGCATCGGATAGGCTGAATTTCTTCCGTCTGGAATATGGCGGGGAGAGCTTGACGATTCAACTAACTACCCCAGAGGGCAAGAAGTTTCAAACTTCGCACCCGAAGGTGGCTAATAGCGTGATGGACCTGATGCAGGAAGTTATCGCCGAAGAGTTGAGGGATGTAGAGAAACAAATCCTCTCAATGGTTGTATAAAAAGCGCGGGCGCATGATGTTAGCCCATCATGCGCCCGCTTAGTTTAACCCTTTCAAAAAAAAGAGATGTCAAATATAAGAACACTTAGAGTATCGACCGCCACAAGAGTAGGCAGGTCTAAATTTATGGGTATGCGCGACAAAATGCACGTGGTGCCGAGTTTGCGCCTTGCCGGGGACTGGTTGGGAGCAGCGGGATTTACCGCAGGGCTGCCGGTGGTTGTAACAATCGAAAAAGGTTGTTTAATCATTGAGCGGCATAAAATGGAGGTAGTAAGATGATACGCGGCAATTCGTTTCAGGAACTGGCCGAAGTGCCACTACCTGCCAGGACTTCATCCTATACACCTGTACCACATACCGAATTAGTGCAAATGATTGATGGAATGTGCAGCGCAAGCGGGTTTAGTGTTGTGGATCACCGCTTTGAATTGGCCGCGAATGGTCATCAGCTTTTTGGGGTGTACCATATTGAGGCGCATGATGGGTCTTTTCGGAAGGCGTTAGGTTTCCGAAACAGCTATGACAAGAGCATCGCGGTAGGACTATGCGCGGGAAGCTCTGTAATTGTTTGCTCAAACCTAATGTTTAAGGGCGATGTGATTATGATGCGCAAGCACACAGGCAGTTGCATGACTGATATAGGCGATTTAGTGAGCAGATGTTTTGATGTGATGGATGTTGAGTTTGAGGAAATCAAAGAGGACGCGGGGCGGCTGCAAGAAATAGAGATGCCCCGTACTAAGATGGCTGAGCTTGCTGGACGTCTGTTTATAGAAGAAGACCTATTTAGCAGCACTCAATTAAACGTGATGAAGCGTGAAATAATTGGGTCACCCCTGTTTAAGGAGCAAACTGCATGGGATTTTTACAACCACGCTACCGAAGCTTTGAAACATTGCCCTCCCCGCGAAAGGATGGGGCAACACTCTTTGCTGCACAAGCGGGTTTTGGAACTTGCAGAGCTGTAGGAACCACCGACCGTTGAGGAACCCTGTATCCGTTGTTAAACGTTTACAGGGTTCTGAAATTTTGCCCTTCGGGCTTCGTCTTCGTTCCTCGCCGAAACCACGAAGGGCTTTTGTCAATAAATGTTAAAAAATCATAATAAAGATATATATAATGTAAATACGCTATATTTGTTGCAAGTTTAACCTAAAATCAGAAATAATGAAAACCGTTAACATTGAGCTTTTAGCCGAGCATCTCAAAGGCAAACTTTGGGAGAAAGGAGATGTAAAGAGACTTTACGTAGACAAAGGATTCAATACAAAAAAAATGAGAACGAAAGCCTATGTATTCCCAAAAATCGATGGTACCTATGGCGTAAACTGTACTATTGATTGTCCGAGTCAAGACCCTAATTGGATTGTGTCTCAGGAGAGTAAAATAACAGATTCTTTGATTGAAGATATCAACGAAATAATTGAAGAATTTGGCCATGAAATAGAAATAGCCCAATCTATTCAAACCGAACCTTTGGAGGTCGAAGAACAAGTACAAGGATACTATATGAGATGGCATGATGTGAGATTGCCAATCAGCAAATATGGTAAATTAGCAACCCGCAAAAGACAAAAAGTACATACGTACAAAGGAGCTATAACTAAGACGCCATCAGGGTTTGTTGCTTTAAGCGATGATCTCTTTGGCCAAGCCCAGCGTTTTGAGCTCAATAACGTTTTGTACGAATATGGTCAACTACCAAATTTTACCCACAATGGCGAACTGGGTTAGGATCAAATTCGAAAAGTACTTACATCACACCGGAAAGGCCATACTAGTGCGCGTTAATAACAAAGAGCATTGGATTCCCTTGAAGCTATGTAGGGATATTATAGTCAATAATAAACTTGGCGGCAATTTGTGTGTACCAATATTTGTAGCTGAAAAAATGAACGTAGAATTTACACCTGATATTGAATACATACATCATATACCGGAAGTACAAGATACATCAAATATAAAACACGATAAAAATTTATTCAAATGAAAAATCCATATTACCAAATGTCAGACTTCAATTACAATCCAACTAAAGAACAAGTTGAGTATGCGAACAAGTTTAATAAGATGGTTGCATCAGTTACATTTAACGGTGAAAAATATAGAGAAGATTTCTCCCACACCGAAGAGTATTCTTTGTATTTGAGATGGAAAACTCAAACAAACATGATAATAATGACTAAGGAAAGTCACGACAGACTTCAGCTTGAAATGAAAGAAAAATGCTTAAAGACAATGAGATAATTTGTAATGCACAAAGAGTAAAATATCATTCAATTGAATATTATGACAAGTACATTACTATACAGCAAAACAGAACAAGGCGAAGGGTTCCCATTGGATATTACTTTGAGGATAACGGATCAGAAATATACTTATCCCTTTATTACTCTTGTTTATTTCAGTGTAAAAAAAAGATAAGGAAGTTCATTTTAAATAAAGAAACCAAAGAATTTAGAGATTTTAATCCTGTAACAGTAGAAAATCATATTCCAGAATTAATAATCAAAGATACTGAACACGATGCAGACCTTTTTAGATAGTCAGGAAAAAGCCGTTGAAAAGCTAAATGCAGTTAAATGTGGTGCTTTATTTATGGAAGCAGGCACAGGCAAAACTCGTTCTGCAATGCAGTTAATTAAAAATACGGATACTGATTATGTTCTTTGGTTTACACCCTTCCAAACAAAGGATAATTTACGGGCTGAAATAAACAAATGGGGCGGATTAGATTGTGATATAGTCGGAATCGAAAGCATTCAGAACAGTAATAGAATTTATTTGGAATACACTCTAAAATGTCAAATGGCAAAAAATGTATTTATTGTTGTAGATGAGAGTTTGAAAATCAAAAATGCCGATGCTATAAGAACCCAAAGGCTTCTACACTTAGCAAAGAAATCAGCATACCGGATAATATTAAATGGAACGCCATTAAGTAGAAATATACTTGATTTATGGTCCCAAATGGAGTTTCTCTCACCTAAAATACTAAAGATGGGCTTAGCGGAATTTAAAAACACATTTTGCGAATACATAAAAGTAACTTATCACTCGCAGGGGTTTGGTAGGTCATATTCAAAGGAGTTTATAAAAAAGTATCACAATATTGAATATTTGTATAATCTAATTGAGCCATTTATTTTTGAAAGCAAATTATCGTTAAGTATAGGCCAACAACATATCGATATTGATTACAGATTAACAAATAAAGAGCTCGAGGAACACGAAAGACTAAAAACTAAATACCTCGACAATGAATATCTGCTTGCAAGAAATAATAATATTTTTCTTGAGATTACCCAAAAGATGCAGCATAATTATTCTTTAAGTCCTGCAAAATTCGAGATAGTAGATGAATTATTATCAGATATTGACAAGTCAAAGGTTTTGATTTATGCAAAATACATAGACACACAAAAGGCGTTAAAGCAATATTACAAAGACATTGAAATTAAAAGCATAGCGAAACATTCCTATGGTCTTAATTTACAGGAGTACAACGTAATTATGTTTTGGGATAAGACTTGGGATTATGCCCAACGTGAGCAAATTGAACGGCGGATATTTAGAACAGGTCAAAACACAGATTGTATTTATTATGATTTAACCGGAGATGTTGGTCTTGAAAAAATGATAAACCAAAACATTGAACGCAAACGAAAGTTATTAGATGTGTTTGCTGAAATGAGTGTTGAACAATTAAAAAGGGAGTTATGAAAACAAAGTTTTTAGTCTCAAAGAATTTAAAAAGTCGGCTTGATTTTATTCGCCGGTTAAAGGGTCGTAAAATCGCAATATTTGGCTATAAAACTGACATAGTAAATGAGTTTGATGTAGCTATTGATATGCATCAATTAATGAAAGAAGATTATTACTTAAATCACTTAGCTATGTGCAATAAGGATACAACGATTGTATTAATCGATGTGCTTGTTAAGCATGGAATATATGTTCATCCGTTTGGGAAAATATTTGCTTTTTCTGAACAAGCAAAGGAAACTATTGTTATAGATACATTTGCGTTTAAGTGGGATGAAAAGCAGATTGTTCGCCCGTTTCTTTTTATAGACCCGAGTATACTCGGTAGCTCAATGATAAAATTCTATCAAGGCGCGGCCAATACAGTAGAAAATTATTACTCCGCAATAAAAACACACATCAAAATCGATGTACAGCCTCTTGAGATAGAAGTAATCCAATATCACCCGACACAAGAAGAGGTCGGAGAATACAACAAATTGAAGCACAGCCTAATTATTCAAGAAAAACAACCAAAGAACAAAATTGTTAATTCTTTGATAGAATTTGTTGACAATCTTCAGTCACGCAAAGCTGTGATGGGAGAAGTCGCGGATAGTTATTTAGTAACATCAAACAAACCGAAAAACAAATTCATGATATATGATACTCTGCGTGATGAAAACATTCACAAAATCACATTTTTATCATCTAATATTTTTGGCGCCGATGAGATAGAATTAAACAAGACAAAACTTGCGCTTGAAAGACATAATATATTAATAAGATTGTTGAATGGCAACTAAAAAGTACAATAGACAAAAGAATGTGTATGAGGCGGCAATCGAACGAATGTCGTTTATTTTTGAAAATTATAAGAATATCATAGTCAGTTGTAGTGGTGGGAAGGATAGTACAATTTGTACTTATTTAGCCTTAGAGGTTGCGAAGCGAATGAGACGACCTTTTTATGTATTCTTCCTTGACCAAGAGATTGAATATTCGAGTACGGTTAATTTTATTGATTCGATAATGAAAGAGAAGTATGTGATTCCACTATGGTTTCAGGTGCCCGCCTTATTAACAAATACGGCATCAATATCGCAAAATGTAATTGATCCTTGGAATCCTGAAAAGAAACTCCAATGGGTACATAAACAAAAAGTCAAGTCTATAAAAAAAATTGATTGGGAGGTAGATGTACCATATCAATTTAAGAAAGAGAAAAAATACGGATTTTATGGATTAATACAATGCATGGAGCAAATATTTAAGAAAAGTGATAGTGTCGCGCAGATTATTGGTTTGCGAGCTGATGAAAGTTTAGATCGATTCAGGGCAGTAACAAAGCATGAAGGCTTGCCAGGTATTCCTTGGTGCACAAAAACTAAAACCCACATTAAGTTCTATCCGATTTACGACTGGAGATTTACAGATATATGGGTTTATTTGTCCCGAAACAAAAAGAAGTACAATAAGATGTACGACTATTTCAACTTAAAAGGCATGCGAAACAATGAGATGCGACTTTCTAATTTGCTTCACGAAAAGGCTTATGAATGTATTGCTGATTTACAAGAATTTGAACCTAAGTTATACGATAGAATGATTGACCGCTGTATGGGGATTGCAACTGCTCAGGAATATGCCGGACGCGGTGGTTCAATGTATAAAACTGAGAAACTTCCAAAGGATTTTACCTCATGGGTTGAATACCGAGACTATCTATTATCGACCCTCCCTAATAGAGAACATGCTGAGATATTCCGCAAAAGATTTGATTCACAGTTTAAAAATGATTATGTGGTTAAGCAGCAGGTTAACCGAATATTAATCACAGATGTGAATAATTTTAAAAAAATCAACAATTTTCAAGAAGACCCTTCAGTTAAGATAAGGGAAAAATGGATGGAGATATTGTAAACTAAATTTAAACAATAATGAATAAAATAGAAACGATTGAAGACTACTTTCAGTGGAGGCAAACGCAAGTAGTTTACGAAGAGAGGGGAATAAAATTTCCTGTATTAAATGCTGTGCTGGTTAATCGCAGCTTAGTTCAAGCTAATGATTACAACCCGAACCACGTGGCAAAGGATAAAATGAAATTATTACAAACATCAATAGTTGAGAACGGTTTCTGTTTTGGAATAGTATCGATATATGATGATGAACTCCAAAAATTTGTGATTATTGATGGCGACCACCGGAATCAAATATCCGGAGAAAAGTGGCTTAAACTAACATATGTGCCGCTCGTTATATTAAATCACCAAATGAGTAAGAGGCTTTCTGCCACCGTTCAATTTAATAAAGCCCGTGGCGTCCACCAAATCGAGGGGAATGCGGGGCTGGTTAGGCGAATGGTTGAACTCGGTATAAGTGACATTGATATTTGCAAGGCATTAGGGATGGAACCGGACGAGGTATTGAGATTTAAGCGGAATGTAAAAATAGTAGATGTTTATAAAGATTTGAATTTTTCAAACTCATGGGAAATACAGAATTAGAGAAGAAATACAAAAAAATCCTCATTGATTTGGGGGTATCTGACACGGCTGTCGGCTTGGCTTTTGGGTATAAACATCTACAGAGCTGGCATAGTTCAACGCGGAGATTGAAAGTGATGGCGGGGATAGTTTGGTTGTTCAATCTCATTAAGTCGAAGGATTAATACATTTGCGGGGTGGAGATACCTCGCTTTTTATTTGCGCCCGATCAAAAAGAAATGCAGTTGTACATTGTACATACTGAATTTCCTTTGTCGATTATTTACGTCGAACAGACCATTCCGGCAAAGTTATTTGTAGTGAAAACCGAGCTTGTTGACGATGACGAAAGTCAAGATGAGTTAGCTCATGACGAGAGAGAAATGTTGGAGGAAATGCTGATAGCCGCGGGAGATTGGTACAGAACGGCAGCGCCCGATTCCTTAAATAAAAACTAATATGCCCCTAAAAACTTACCAGATACTCGATGTATACCGGTTTGAAGGATACCGAACATTTGTGGTGGAGGCCGTTGAGGATACAGATGATGACTTGCCGCTATTTGGCACATTTGAGTTGGAGCTTATCAATGCGAATGAAGTAGAGCTTGACCCCATTGCCGATGCGAATTTCATTCAGCAAATCAAAGACCGCGATATCTTTTTTACAGACATCAAAGACATATATTACGATGTTATTTTGGAATCCATAGGCTTACCCGACAGTGTGAAGGGTTATAAGATTGTAGAGCCGATATAGGTTTTTAGCCTGTCCTTTTTTTCTTTCCACGACGATGCGACCTTCGCTTAATGATAAGTTTGAGGGATGCCTTAGTAATAACTGAAACAAGAGATGAGGACGGCAACAAGGTGCCGTTTTCATTAAAATGGTCGACTGCTAATGTGACGCGCAGAACGGGCGGCAAATTCATATTCGAAGAAAATTTAACGCGTACCGGACTAAATCATTCCAGCAAGAACAACGACACTATCGGGGTAGTAAGTGAGCGCCTGAAACATCCGGTTCCTGTGCATATTCATTTAATAATGGCGATAAACGGCGTGGAGGTCCAGGTATAATGAATATTATTATGTCAGGCAGTGGCGAGACTATGTTTCTGCACAACTCTCAAATATGGGCTAAAGTGACCGCGCCCGAACACGCAAAGCCTACAAACCCTAGAAAGAAAACAGATTATACCACGGTCGAGTATATGCCTTGGGGCGAAGACAACTTGAAGCCCCAAAATGTTGTAAAAAAAGTGGAGGCGAATGATATTCTGCCACTTGCTTTGGATATTAAGGCTAGAGCATGCTATGGGAGAGGTATTGTATGGGGATACGAAAAAGTGGACGAAAAAGGCCAACAAGTGATGACACCGGCGTACAACAGAGAAGTATCTGATTGGTGCCGAAAGACAAACATCAATGCATATCTGCGGGAGGCCTCACACGATCTGTTCTGGTTTGGGAGCCCATATGCAGAGATGATTAAAAACCGAAAGGGCGATAAGGTAGCATATCTTCATGCATTGGACGCTACCACAACCCGCATGGGTAAGCAAGAGCGCGATGGCCTTATCAAGAAGGTATATGTGTCTGCTAATTGGGATGAGTCTGATAAGCATGAGGATATACTTGACTGCATTGACCCTTATTTTGATATGGCGGGACAAATTGCGTCCCTCAATAAGCCGAAATTCATCTACCCTATTTATTCTCGCTTGAACGGACGCGTAGCCTACGAGCTGCCTATATGGGATGGGCTGATGGCTTCGAAATGGCTTGATTTGGCTGAAATAATTCCGCAGGTTAAGCTCAGCAGATTGACCAATAATCTATCTATGGGCTATCACATAGAGATTGACGGCGATTATTGGCGGCACATATATCCCGACTGGGAGAAGAAGACAGAGGCCGAAAAGGCCACGCTGAAGAAGACGGAACTTGAGAATTTCTTTAATACGATGGTTGGCCCCGACGGCAAACACTTATTGATGACCCCGATGACCCGAGTGCCTACAGGCCAGGGAGGATTTGAGCAAATGAGTTTTTGGAAGGTAACGGAATTGAAGGGTAAATCGGTGAGTGATGAGATGCTTGAGGATAGCCGCGAATGTGATTTCCATATAATTAGAGCCACCGGTGTAGACCCTACCTTATTGGGCGTGAGCCCGGGAAAGGGACACAGCGCGGGCAGCGGAAGCGATAAGCGGGTTGCGTTCAACAATCTTGCTTTGGTTTTGAAGCCCGATCAAGACCGGATATTAAGCCCATTGAATGATATTATTATCCCGATGAACGGGTGGAATAAAGGCGACAGCGAAGAAAAAGGCGAATTCAAATTCTGGGTGATGAACTATTATATAGCTACGCTCAACAGCGGCGGCGAAATATCTAAAAATGAAGCTTCATGATATTTGACCGGGACGAAGATTTCAGAGAACATTTTATTGCCGGAGGCAACTTTACGCTCTCAATGGTGAAGCCCCTATTTCCCAAGGTAGAGGCCTATATGGTAGATATACTCGGCAGGGCTCAATGGGAGGCGCTGATAGTGGTATACAATGCCGCCGGAAGGAATTTGGAAGCTGTCGCGGATGCAAAAGACAAGGAATTAATTGTTGTGTTGCGCGAGCCGTTTGCCTTACTGTGCATACTGCACTATATTCCTATTGGTAATCTGAGTATGACCGCGGGTGGTTTTACTGTGACTGACGGTGAAAACAAGAAGGCGGCAAGTCAATTCAGAATCCAACAATTCGAGCAGGGAGTTCTACAACAAGCCTACGATGCGATGCATAGAGCTTTACTGTTTCTGGAACGCAAAAAAGCGGTTTACACCGATTGGGCCGCAAGTGACACATATAAGGAGCTCAACACTCATTTTATAGCCAATGCAACAGATTTTTCCGCGCAGGTTAATATCCATAACAATCAATATGTATTTCTGAAATTTCTCGCGGTAATGAATCGCGTGGAGGAGTATCGCATCCGGCCGCTACTTGGGGATGTGCTTTTTGACTCATTAATAACAAAACGGAAAGCGGGCACTGCTATGAGCGCTGCAGAAGAAAAACTAATACTCCGGATAAAGACTACTGTGGCTAACCTTACCATGCGGGATGCTCTACCTGAATTGGGGGTAAGATTCGATAACCGCGGCATAACACTATTCAGCAATGAGCGAAACAACGATCAGCCGAGCCTTGTAGCTGCCGCAGACAGCCACATACAAAGGCTTTTGAGCCATTACTCGAAAAAGGGTGAAGCCAGTTTGAGCGCCTTGGAAACTTTTCTGGTGGAGAAGCATGATGATTATCCCGACTGGCCTTATGAAGAGCCCGAAGATGAAACGCCTTGGAGATTTAACGAAAATAACGGAGGATTTGTAGGATTATGAATGTAGAAGGAGTAACCGTGAGTTGGGAGATGCTCATGAGCGCCATATTGTTCCTGGTGTGGTTGGTGCGTTTGGAGTCGTTGGCCAAGAGCACACGCGGACGGGTGACAACCCTCGAGAATAACGACAAGCGGCAAGATATTGCAATAGCCAACAATGAGAGTGGCGACAAATTGAGGGACGAGCGAATATCGACCCTTATAAGCTACAAATTGAGCAGCGAAGGAAGTAGAGATGCCGCGCTGCAAAAACTGATACATATAGAGACCCTGTTGGAAGGGTTCATTAAAGATTCAAACCGCCGCCTGACGGCCTTAGAGGAAAAAATGAAATGAAAGTAGCAGCAAATTTTGTGGTGCAGGAATTTGTGCCGCGCGAAACTTGGGAGCGATGGGGCACGAACAGTATCTGGTTCATACGCAAAGAGCTTGTAGAGCTCATGCAATTCACCAAGCTTTTTTTATCAGATTATTTTGGGGAAGAAATTTATGTTGTGATGAATAATTGGCATACAGGCGGGGTAAGAGATGACAGCGGATATAGGCCGCCGAGCAGCTATGGGCCTTCAGGCGAATTCAAAAAAAATCCCTTGAGCGAAAGTTTGCACAGGCAGGGATGCGCTACAGATTCCAAGTATTTCGTGAAACGCGGGGGTAAATTGGAGGAGATACCTGCCGATGTAATCAGGAATATCATCACGCAACATGAGGCTGAGTTTATGGCTGCGGGATTAACCACGATAGAAGATGCTGCCTTTTCGCCTTCTTGGCTGCACATGGATATAAGGTGGACAGGGTTGAACAGAATACTCATCGTTAAACCAAGAAAATGAAGAAACCATTTAAGGATACCAAGTTTGCCGCTTTTCTACAGAAAGCAAAGGCAATAGTTCCCGATGTAGCCGGAGTAGCTCTGGAGGTAGCCACCGGCGACATACCCGGGGCAATAGACAAGGTGGGCGATATGCTGCGGAAGAACAAGGGCAATAGCCCGGAAGCGAAGGCCTTGACCGTTGAATTTGACCGCTACCGCATGGAGTGGATACGAGAGATGGCCGAGATTGAATTGCGCGACCGAGAAAGCGCAAGAGAGCGGGAGGTAGCTATGGCGCAAAGCGGAAGGCCTGATGTGATGTTTTGGGCTACCGGTGCGGCCGTGATTGCCGCCTTTTTGGTGTGTGTTTATTCGGTGATTTTCTTGCAGATTCCGGAAGCCAATAAAGAGCTATTCAGTCATCTAATGGGAATGATAGAGGGCGCATTTATCGGTGGGATGGTGATGTATTATTTCGGGAGCTCCAAGAGCAGCTCCGAAAAAAACAAATGGTTAGGAAAACAATGACATTATGCCCATTACCGCCACTGCAATCACAATGACAATCATAGCGAGTTTAAAGCCTTGTTTGTGAAAATTGGAAGGATACATGACGAAAATCGAAATATTAGGCAAACATAAAGAAAATCAAAGCGAAGCTTACAAGTTTGCTTACGATTTGCCAGATAAGTGGGAAGAATTGGACAGCAAGCAGTTGGTTGCAATCGCTCCATTATATATGACTAATGGTATGCCCGAGGGCGAGTTGCTGATGAAAATATTCATAGCCCTCACCCGAATGACCCCCAATGTTTTTAAGATTGTGGTGGGCGCTGCAAAGAAGGATGCAGATCCTCAACAGGCGTTTGATAAAATAGCCGAGTTGCTGCGATTGGTGGAATGGACCACCGAGCGGGCTGTGTGCGAAATAGATATAATGGCGCATTACAAAGGGTTGAGCGGACCCGGAGATTATCTAAGCGGCATATGTTGGGAGCAATTGGGCTTGGCTGATGGCTATTTGCGTGCATGGCAAACAGACAAGAAGCGCGAAACGCTGATACAATTGCTCGCTATTGTTTACCGCAAAAAGGATTATCCTTGGAATGCAGAAGATTTGCGGCCGCAAACTCAAATATTGACCCTATTGGAAATGGATGAGCTGATGGCGCTGCTGATCAATTACATCGCACTTCGCAATAAGGCTATCGACACACGTCCGGATGCATTTGTGTCGGATGGGGCAGATGATGAGTTGCCGCGCATAAACATGGGAGGAGGGTTTGATCCTGAAGGATATTTTAAACTTGCGATAGATATGGCCGGACCCAAAACAGGAACGTACAAAGAAGTATTGGCAACACGCGCCGATGAAGTGCTGCTGATGCTTGAAAAAACTAATATAGACGCAAAAAGAAGAGATGAGGAAATTCAGGCACAAAGAGGTAGTTAATCTTCTGGCCGGATTAGCCGAAGCCCACAGGGAGATATTGCACAGTGCAGAGCGGTGTCATTTTGCGCAAAGCACAATCGATGCGCTATTGAAGAGCAATACACCCTCGGCGCTGCAAAGCCCTGCCGTAATCCTTGAGCCCACCGAGGCACGATATGGCGGAAATGATATATCGAACACGCATAAGACCCGAATAGTAGGCTTTTCGATTTTGAAGGCTTTGCCCAATTCGCCCAATGAATTGGATATTGTAGATGCCCAAGACGAGATGGAGGCAATAGCCGATGATTTTGTATCCCATTTTATTGCGGCCGCGCATTTTAATTCAGGTCTTGAAGAATCATTGAACGGAGTAAATGTGCCCCGGATAGAATTAGCACAGGTGCGCGAGCTATTCGGATATTGGTATGGAGTGCGAGTAGAAGTTGAGTTCGCGTCTGTTCAGGAATTATATTATGAGGAGGACAAATGGCTGTAACTCAAAAAAGCGGACCGCCCGCAATGGTATTGGGGCGAAACCCTATAGAATATGAATGGGAGGTAACGAGCCATGTGATTACCCAGGCAACCAAAAGTGCGTGGGTAATAAGGTTGTTGGAGGCCAATATAATATTCGACTGGCAGGACACGATATACTTCTCGATACCCGGGTTGCAGGTGCAAATTCAAATGACTTCGTATCCCTCATATATGCAGGACGGATCGGGTACCAAATGGTTAGGAATTACAGCGGCCTACAGCTCCGCGATCAATGCGCAAAAATTAGCCGAAGGACTGCGGGGGAATCACATATTGAATGCCCTCTACAATATCACTTGGCAAGGAACTACTACGGTAGGCCAATATTCAGAGGTGTTTATCGAGGCGAAGCAAGCGGGCGAAAAATGGAATATGGAGATATTCGACTGGGTGTTATATAAATGTACTATTGATACCACATATGGCTCTCCTCCCTTAGCCGAGGTGGTGCGCACGGTGCAAGGTGTAGATGCAGTGACAGAAGGTGGTTTTAAGATCAACACGCATTTGCTGGTGGAGCGCGTGCGCGAAAGCGGCGTATTCGAGTTGGCGGCCAGCCTGCCGATGTATATCAGTAAAGCTAATAGAGTGCAGGCCGACCTATCGCCATTTATTGAGGGGTATTTTGATCCGCCCGGTCTTGGGCCCGACCTCACAAAGGAATGGGCGCCTGCCCCGGAGGTATTGCTGAAGGTGTCGCTTGGGATTACGGAAGCGGTGTGGCATCAGTATGCGTATTGGACATCGCAGAATGCAGGGTTTACGGCATTGGATGCGGGTGTAAAGGTGGAGGATTTCCCCGAGATGAAAGACATAGCCTCATGGCTTGTTGGGCATGGCGGATACCTGAGCTGGGCGCCGATAGAAAGGGAAGTAACCAAGGATATGCCACTGATAGCCTATATATATGGATACACACCACAGTTGGCCGGTGGAGGTGCGCCCGGAATGCATGCGACCATATATTGGAGCGATGGGAGCAGCAACACCTACTTGGTGATAAACCAGAGTTTGGCTGCCGGTAAGGTAGCTTGGTTTAATTGCAGTTGGGGTTGGATACAAGACCACGTGAGTCTACCCTCCAAGGAGCCATTATACTACGACATCACCATTATTGCGGCCAACTATGCCCAAAGCCCGATTCTGCGCTTTACGCTGATTGAAGGGCGAGATGAAGACACTTATTTCCTTTTTAAAAATTCGCTGGGCGGATGGGACACGCTGCGAGTAAATGGAGAACGCGCAACCAAGTTGAGCATAGAAAAGGATGAGATAGTGAGGCCGCTTCCGTTTAATTATACCGAAGCGATGGATTATATGGATATGATGACTGTGCAGCACGAAGATACCCGCGAAATATACACCGGAGATATAGACCCAACAGAGCGGTTGTTGGTAAAGGAAATGCTGCTGAGCCGCAAAGTATATCTGGTGCAAGGAACGCGAAAAATACCTGTGAGGATACCGCCCGGTCAATTTGAGATACACAGCGAAAACAGGGGTGAATATGTACACGATCTCAAGATACAGTACATATTGCCGCGAAGCAGAGGAAACAGCGAACTATGATAGAGATTGTAGTAGGCGATGAAATCTTAGACTTATACCCCAACACCAAAATACAATTGGTGTGGGAAAACGGAATATTAGCGGGAGAATCGGCGGCTATACCTCATAGTATGCCTATTAAATTTCCCGGAAGCCCCAAGAATAAGCGAATTTTTGAGCACCGGCACCATTTTCAGGTGGACAGCGGACAACAGGTATATCCGTGCGCACTGCTTGTGAATAAGACGCCAACTCCGTTTAGGCAATTGGTGATAGATGGATACGCAGGTGAATTTGCCGGGCATTTGAGCGCGCAGGATTTCAGGGCTGATTTTTTTGCGCTAAAAATCAAGGAATTGCCGGGTTGGCCTACTGTATCCATAAGCCCTGCTACAAGCGCTGGTGTGGCCGCATATGCTACAGGCAACTATAATGATATAGCGTTCCCAGAGATATACGCACCCAACCTATATGGTGGAAAAAACACCGCGTGGGAAAAAAAACTAAACACCAATGATGCCGCCAAGTACAACACCACCGCCACCGGCAACAAGTATGCCTATGCCCCTATGCTGCGGGTGCATGAGGCGGTAAAGAGAATGTTTGCGGGCGAGGGTTGGCGGGTAGATGGCCCTTTTATGGACGATGCGCAACTCCATAAGCTGTTGGTGTGGAACGGCAAGCCGCTTGACCAAGAATCGAAAGTAACGCATAAGGCTGTGGTAGATGCCTATGCGAAGAATGCTTTCGGAACTCTGAGTGCAATGTTTATTACCCGAGAACGCCAAGATGACACCGGTAAACTTGATAGCACAGGATGGTACAATATTACCGATGTAGGCGAATACACCTTTAAGATCGAAGGAATGATAGCTAAATACGCCAGTGCGCATAGCTATGTTTATCGCGGGCAGTTTATTTTGAAGGACGACACAGGGGTTACCGTAGCGGCTACAGAACCCACAAACATTACGCACGGAAAAACGGCTTTTATATCGCTTGATGAATCGGTTGAATTTGATGCAGCGGCCGTGGCAGCCGGGCGCAAAGTGATGTGGTGGTATAGGTTGGAGCAGAGACATGTTGATACGGATGGTTGGTTGCCTTCGGGAGGATGCTATTACAGCGCGCAGATGAGCTTTGAGTACACCGAGCATGAATACGGCATCAATGTATTTAAAAAATCGTTTAGCTATGGGGATTTGCTGCCCGATGTAACTACAGGTGCTTTTATGGGGGGCCTGAAATCTGTTTTTAATCTGCTATACGATTGGGATTTCGCTAATCGCAAACTGGGTTTGTATTTCATTGAAGATTTGGTAAACAACTACGCCCACGATGACTGGAGCGGGCAAATGATAGGCGAACCCTCTAAGAGTTTCCCTGTGGTGAGGGGCGTGAGGTTTGAATGGCGCGACAGCGCTTTGGCGGGAGATTATAAGGAGGTGGGCGGACGGCATGTGGTGATAAGGCCCGCCTGCAATGTAATGGTGCGCGGCACCGGCAACCACGACACTCAATATATCAATGAGGAGGGGTATAGCGAGATGTATGGGCTAACGCGTGAGCCCGATTTTAAGCTTTTGTGGGATTACAACGACGAGCAGTCGCCATTGAGCCTACAGTGGCGCGATATACCCCAAAACTATTTGGGGGATAGCCTATGGCGGCGCTACTGGAAAAACAGTGTAGAGCTGATGCGCGGCTTAGAGGCGCTGCAATGGAAAAAGCGCATGACATTGCCCGAGCTATGGGGGATGGATATGAAGACCAAAAAAATGGTGGACGGCAAAATATTCCTGATAAACAGAATGAAGGCCGTGATAGACCACACCGGGAGCCTGGCGCCTGTAGAGCTTGAGTTGGCGAAGGTGCAATATGATGGATATATAGAAGACCCTCAATGGTGGCGATATGCGTGGTGACGGACAATATATAGATCACGATGCGGCGCTCAATAAAGATACAGAGGAATGGAGCAGGGAAGTAGTCGGGGATATGCTCGACAACATTTCGCGGTTGGGGATAGTGGGCACCGGCAAGCTATATAGGATGCTGCGCTATAAGCTGGGATATGATGTGGGCGGGGTGGTAGACAGGGTAGGTATACAGATGCTGCGGCACGGGATAATGGCCGAATATGGAGTGGGGCGCGGCCAAAAGATAGCAGATGTGAAAGGCGGCGGCAAAGCGCTGAAGCGCAAGCCGAGGCCGTGGTTTGGGCCTGCTCTGGCCGGAAGGGTGGGGAAGTTGGCAGATATATTGGCAGCCAACCGCGCCGATGCTGTGGTGAGCGCAGTAGATATAAGTAATAAAAAAATTGGCGCTAAGTAGCAATAGAGATATATTTGCCTTAAACCAATAAAAAACTACATAATATGAAAACCCTACTCATTATGGCGGCGGCAGCGCTGCTGATGGCGGGCTGCGCCAAAAAAGAAGGATGCACCGACCCCAAGGCCAAAAACTATGACAGCAAGGCGAAAAAAGACGATGGAAATTGCGAATTGCCGGTTAAAGGGTGCACCAATTCGAAGGCGGATAACTACAGCACAGGGGCAGAGGAGGACGATGGAAGCTGTGTTTACACCGATAAATATGTACTGTATGCCGGAAGTTGGTGCTACCAATCATCTCAGTACTATACAATCTTTGTAAACGGAGAGCGAAAGGGACAATTGCTTGCGGAAGGCGATCCATCCTGCGCCCAAATTAAGGGGTATACACTGACGCTGGCTAAGGGAACCTATCATGTAGAATATCGGTGCCCCGGCCCTAATTATAGTATCGAGGGGTTCTATATTGATGTGGAGAACCCAAGCGGCGATTGCAAGGCTATTAAAATACCTGTGCGGTGAGATACCCTATTTTGATTGGGGCGCTGATTATTTGCGGGAGCGGATATGCGCAAAAGAAGAAGGATATAGACGCTATTTTTTACAAAGGCGTGAAGGTGGAGGAATTGGAGGAGGTGCCCTCTGATTTGGAGGATGCAGGGGAAAAATTGCAGGTCGGAGGGGCGCTGATAGCTGTGGGCGGATTGATAATGGCGGGAGGTGCTGCATCGGCAGCCGCAATGGAAGAACCTATGATGGGGTTGGGAATAGCGGGTGTGGGATTTTTTGTGCAGATAATAGGTGCGCTCCATATATCGGGTGCGGGTGGTGTATTAAAGGACATAGGCAAGGAGGCGCGGCGGGAGGAAGAACTGAAGCGACGGCGAAAGTAGATGCCCAAGGAAAAAAGAAACCCCCGTGCAAGCACGGGGGTTTTTGGTTTAGCGGGTTTTGTTGTTTTCGATTTGGTAGATATAATCTACGAAATCGAGCATGCAGCGCGGGGTTTCGTCGAAAAGCGCCTGGTCGGGGTTGGCGGCCAAGAGCTCTATGCACCACAAGGCCACCTGCAAGGATGGTGGATGAGGCATTCCCTGAATATTTCGCGCAATTCGGTGCGCATAAACCTTAATGAAGCTGCAGCGGTGGATGGCTCCGCTGCTTGTGGTTTTACATCCGCAGGCGATGCACCTGCTCCTGACTTGGTCTGTCCCATGGTTTAAAAATTTTATGGGTAAATAAAAAACCACCCGGTCGCCGACCAAATCAGGATGCGTAGGCATTTCGAAAAGACAGTACTTGCAACTGAACGCCGGATGGAAAAACTTTCTGATTACACCTAACATTTTATTCTAATTTGGTCACTACAAAAGAAAAGGGGAAGGTGTATATATTTTCTGTATGACCGCAACAATGTGCTTTGCATATTAGCCCGCAAATGTAACTATATTGTTACCTTCGTATTGTAAATAGTTACATTTCATATTTTTGTGTCATGACTAAATCAGGAAAAACCGAAACGGGTGCAGCATCTGCGCTTGAATCAATTCTTATGTTCTATGCCCCTGCGGCAAATTGGCAAGAGGGAGACCCCAAGAGCGAGTCGCAACTGCTGGAGCTTATCCACTACAAAGCGAGTAGAGAGGAGCTGCGGTGGTTTATGCGCGATAAGGGCTTTTTGGCCAAAATTATTGCCGGCGAGCCCTTTTGGCGGGTGGTGGTGATATAGGGGTGTCCTTTTTGCCGCGGGAGATTTGCGCCACTTTAGCGTGAAAACGGGAAAGCTATGGCCGAAAAGACCGAAAACCGCCGGATATACATATATATAAATGGCAAGGAGGTAGAGAACAATATGTCGTCTATCCGCAAGGAATACGCCAAAACCAATGCGGAACTCAACAAGATGACGCGCGGCACCAAGGAGTACAACGACAAAATGGGGCAGCTCAAGGACCTTGACAAGCACATACAACACCACCGCGACAAGCTGAGGGGCGTGAGTCGCCAATGGCAGGAATTTAGCAAAATAGCGGGAGCGGTGATTGGTGCGGGGCTTGTGCAGGGCGCGATACAAAAGACCTGGGAGTATATCAATAATTTGGTGACCGGCAGCGCCGCCTTAGACGACGCATTTGCCGATGTTATGAAAACCACCGGGCTGACAAAAGCGGAGGTGAAGTCGCTGAATAGTGAGCTTGGCAAGATAGACACACGGACCCCTCGGGCACGGCTGCTTGAACTGGCGCGGGATGCCGGAAAATTGGGGATACAGGGCAAAAAGAACATACTTGAGTTTGTGGTGGCTGCTGATAAGATTCAAGTGGCGTTGGGCGAAGATTTGGGGGAGGATGCCATAAAGAACATAGGCAAGCTCAATGACTTGTTTAAGTTAAACGATGTATACGGGTATGGGCAGGCAATGGAAAAAACGGGTTCGGCTTTGAACGCGTTGGGCGCGGGTAGCACAGCGGCAGAGGCCTATTTGGTGGGATTTACAAAGCGCATGGCGGGCACAACCTCTCAAGCCGGATTTACGATTGACAAGGTGTTGGGGCTGGGTGCTGCCTTAGACAGTTTGGGGCAAACCGAGGAGGTGAGCAGCACCGCTGTGGGGCAATTGATTACCAACATGTTTTTGAAGACGGAACAATATGCGGGGTTGGCGAGAATGAGTGTAGACGAGTTTAGAACGCTGTTGCAAACTGACGCCAACGAAGCGCTGATCAGAATGCTTGAAGCTGTGCAGGGCAATAATGAGGGCTTGTCTACCATGGCCGCCGAACTGCATGATGTAGGAATTACGGGGGCGCGGGCCACAAGTGTAGTGACCACGTTGGCCAATAACACCGATATAATAAGGAAGCAGCAAGAATTGGCGAACACCAGCTTTAAAGAAGGTACTTCGATTGTTAACGAGTTCAACTTGAAAAACGAAACCTTAGCCGCCAAGCTTGAGAAGATCGGCAAGGCTATTAACTCATATTTCGCCAGCCCGAGATTCGCCCAATGGCTAGGGAATGTGATTGATTTATTCGACAGGTGGATGAAGATACCCTTGAGCGACAAGCTGGAGGAAGAGCGAATGAAACTTAATATGATGGGCATAGAGCTCACCGAATCGAACATAGCTGAAGAACGGCGAATAGAGCTAATCAATGAACTTAAGGAACTATACCCTGAGCATTTGGGAAATATTGATGCCGAAACCATTAGCAACTCTGAATTAAGCGAAGCCATTGACAAGGTGAATGAGATGCTCATTAACAAAATAGTGCTCCAGAAGCACGATGAAGCTATGGAGGAGAAAAACCAAGCGATTGCAGAGAAAAAATTGCAGATATTGGAGAAACAAAAGCAACTACGAGAAAAAATGCTTGTATACCACGACAAATACAATATAGCGATTAAAGAGGAGGGAACCTTGGTGCAGAAAGTAGCCGCGTTTTCGCAGTCATTAGAAGAAACCACCAATGCACGCGGGCAGAGTATGGGGGAAAGTGCTAAGATTTTCAGGCGCGACCTGGATCATTTGCTCGACATGAAATCTGAGTTGAACAAACTAGACAACGAAGGCAAGGAAATGCTCAAGGACAGAGTAGAGCTTATGAAGGAATTGGGAATGACAACCCCAACCGCAGGAAAGGGCGATGCCGAAACAACCGCAACCGCAACCGCAGGGACACCTCCGCCGACACCGGTTGATGATCCTCGCGTTGGGTTGATACAAGGGGCCAATAAACAAATTCAAAAAGCCCAAGAGGAGTTAAATGCGGCGATGACTGTTGAAGACATAAGGGCGGCACAGGAACGAATCAAGATTTGGGAAACCTATAAAAATGCGCTATTGGGCGATCAAGAATCGATAGCTATGGCAGCCAAAGATGTTCATCAGCAGCTTGAAGCTATGATGAATGACAACTTGACCAAAGGGCGCGAAGCTACGGAGGCAGAGATGAACGCCCGCGGGCAGCAGAATGAGGCGCAAATGCAGCGCGAGGCAGAATTGCGGGATATTATCAACGATATTAAGAAGCGGGATTTTGAGGCTGAATATGAAAATCGCATAGCCTATGAGATTCAATATTGGGATGACAAGATAGCCCTCGCTCAGGTGATGGGCGAGGATGAGGAATTGCTGGAGCGCGAAAAGCAAGAGCGAATAAGCGCTATTAAGCGGGAACACTTAATGAAGCAAGTGGAAGAGTTGCAGGCATATTGGGGAGCGGCCAGCCAATTTGTGGACATTTATTTGGCCAACAAGACCAATCAAGAGGCCGCGCATATCGACAATTTGAATCGCGACCGCGATGCAGAAATGGCAAACCTTGAACGCTTGAGGGCCGCAGATAAGTTGAGTGATTCGGCCTACAAAGAACAACAATTCAGACTGAACGAAAAATACAACCAGAAAGAGGCGGCCATAAAGCGGAAGGCTTTTGAGCGGCAAAAGAATGCCGACATCATACAAGCGGGTATCAACGCGGGTCTTGCGGCCACCAAAACATTAGCGCAATTGGGGCTTCCGCTGGCAGTTCCCGCCCTGATAACCTTGGCCACTATGACAGCGGCACAGATAGTGGCAATCCAGAATAAGCCTGTTCCTCAATTTGGCGAGGGCGGTTGGCTTAAGGGTCCGCGCCATAGTGGCGGAGGTATGCCGGTGATTGATCCATTGACCGGAAATTCGGTGGCTGAAGTAGAGGGCGGCGAGGTGATAGGCAGCCGAGGGTTTGTGGCAAAGAATCCCCAGTTGGCCGCTGCGGTGGTAGCTGCCAGTAGAGATGGGGGTAGGGCGATTACCGTAGATGAATTGATAGGCGGCCAATATCGATTGGACACGGCCGGCAAGCGTGTATTTGCCGATGGCGGGTTATTCGAAGGCGGCGGAGGCGATGCTCGCGGCCTTATGGAATTGATGGCAAAATACATGAGTCAGCCGCCACGCGCAGTAGTAGTATACAGCGAAATAGAGGCGGCGGGCAGTATGCTTGACCGAGTGGCGCGATATAACCGACTATCCTAAGCTATACTTCGAGCGCGGCCTTCTACTATCTCGAAGGCAGTTTCGAACTGCTCTTCGGGAATAGGAATACCCATTTTTTGATATTCCAAGGCCATGTGCAGAAACCATTGCATGAGGCGAAGGGCATGCAATGATGTTTCGAGTTGGCGCTCGAGGCGCTGCCGCTCACGGTCGTTACGTGCAGCCACGTTAGATTTATCGGTCATAGTTTACTGATTTGGTGCTAATAACGCGCAAAAGGCACTATTAGCCGAAAAAACTATCAAAGCGGTTCATTCCGGCTTTTTTCCATGCATCAGCAATATGCACATAAACCATGGTTGTGGCGATATCGGAGTGCCCCATCAGCTCGCGAAGCTCTTCCACCTTTCCGCCTAAAAACAGATACATAGTAGCGAAGGTGTGTCTGCCTGTATAGAGAGATACGGGAATGGGGATATTGAGAAAAAGTGCAATAGATTTAAGGTGGCGGTTGGCCACCTGCGGCGAGTAAATGAAATCGAATATCGGATCTGTCGGATTAAGGATATTATTGAGGATAGCGGGGGCGGGTATTCTAACTGTTTTCCGCTTGTATAGTGTTTTTGCGGGCATAAAGACAATATACCCATTTTGGAAGTGGGCGCGGCGAATACGAAGGTGATCACCGGGCCTGATGCCGGTGAAGCACGAAAAAAGAAACTGCTGAAGGATGTTTTTCCAGGTGGGCGGGGTATTGGGTGCGTGGAAAAGGTCGAATACTTGCCTGAGTTGGTCGGGAGTAAGGGCTTCACGATTGCCGACAGCAGTAGGAATTTTGAATTTGAAGAAGGGATCTATGCGAATAAACCCAGATTCAACGGCACGAGCAACGTATTTGCGAAGCACTTTGAGATTTTTATTTCGTCCTCCGGGTCCGTTGTTTCTTTTGCGTTGCAGGAACCGGTCGAAGTCGCGAAGGAAATCAATATCGATATCCGAGAACGCGAGGGCAGGGCGGTATTGCTCAATAATATTAAGCGCGGAAGATATTTTTTTATAGGTGGAAGGCGCAATGGTTTCGCGGTCGAGGTGTTCGCGGGCGAAGGCCAGAAAATTGCCCGATGAAGCTTGTGAATCGAAATCAGTTTTAAAGCGTTCAATAGTTGGGGTGATTTGGCGGAAGGCATAGGAAGTAAAAAGCTCAAGGACTTTAATATCGATTGTATCGAGGATAGCGTTGGCCTCGGCGGAGCCTTGAGAGGGTCTAATTCGCTGTGTGGTCTTGTTCCATTTGGCGGGGGCGACGGAAACGCCGGTAACTTTTCTGTATTTTTTGCCGGAAATGCGTACTTCAAGGACAACGGGCACGAGGGCGGAACCCCTGTCGGTGCGAATAGTGAACTTACGATTAGCGGACACCATGATAAGCAGTGGTGTCCGATTGGTGTCTGAAGTGGAGGCTTGGTGTCCGCCCGGTGTCCGCTTTTGGGATTTCATAATAATGCGGAATATTGATAATGAAGCACATGAGTGCTTCATTATCGAGATAGTGACCCGGCTGGGG